AGCATATTAGTTTGGAATAAAACGGTATAAAAGGTATAAATTGATGTTTCAAGTATAAAACAAGAATCTGACTATCCAAAAAATGTTAATTTTGAGTTCTTAATTATTAAAAATAAAAAAGACCGCCACCCTTTCGGATGACGGTTTTTTAGGATAACTTGTACTTCGATTTCAGAGACTTAATATTGCTCTTGTGATTGTTCACAATAGAGTTATATAGCGCCTGTTGGCTTGAAGTACTTGTGGTCTTAATCTTACTGCTCGATGTATTAGAAGAAGAAACATACTTCTTATACAAAGCCAGTTGCGACTTCTTAATGCTTGAAGCGGTCTTCGTAGAAGATGAAGACTTGGTGCTTGTACTCTTAGTTGAAGAAGTACCGGAAGATGATTTACTGCTCGACTTCCATTTGCTTGAACTGCCGGACAGCTTACCTGTAAATGTTCCGTTACTTAATGCGGTACTGTTCACATTGAAAGCTGAATCTGACATTTCAAATACGGTCTTACCAATTCCGGTCAACTTAATAGCTTCGTCTTCGGTAATTGTTCCATTCTTGACGGCAGTAACAATTTTGCTCCAAGAACCATCTTTGACCGCTTTATTGCGGGCTGAAATATCCTGTGAATAAGAGATATTCTTGCCGTTTGCATCTTTCGTGCTGGTAACGTCCTGTAATGAATACAGGTTATCACCGGAAAGACCAATCTTCTTAGCGGTATTTAATACATCTTGATTCTTTGACATCTTGGTATTGAATGAAGAAAGTTTATCAGCATCGGTTTTCTCTGCTGTTTTATCGTAGGCTCCGGAAGTTATTTTCTCAAATTCATATTCAAATTCATCGTTTGTCATTTCGGCAACGGAATCGGAGACTAACGATTTAGTTGAAATCTGTCCGGATTTATACGCATCAATATAAGCATCATAAACACCGGCTGTTTCCATAGCGTTACGGACAAGCAATCCCTTTGAATTAGACACACCTTCAATGCCATTAATGCTCTTGTAGGTGTAATACTGATAAGGAGACATAATATTTTTGCTTGCCAATGAATCAAGTTCCTTCATTGAATCAGACATAGCGGAGTACACATCAACTGCGTTCGTACGTTTATAGTAAGATTTGATAGCCTCGGCAGTTGCGTAAGCCTTGATACCACTTAGCACTGTCTTTTTCATATCTTCATCCGCATGAGCGTAAGCATCAGATATTAGGTAATTTCCAAGTTCGTTATTAAGTGTCTTCTTATATACCTTGTTGTACTCTGTTCCGTCTGTACCGGATAACGTTGTCTTTGTGCCGTCTTTCGTGAAATACGTTTGTGTTCCACCAAGAAGAGTAGCATCGCCAGTATCTTTATACAGTTGAAGAATCTTATCATCTGCGGCGGTATGGGTATCTTTGGAATCCTTAGCAATATTTAAGAAAATATCGTAGGCTCTGCCAGCAGCGCCAAGACCATAATCATTCTTTGTAATCTCGTTTCCTTTTGAATCAAGTTTTGGCTGTAAAGAAGATGACATTCCGGCGGCTTGAAGAACCTTTAATTTTAAGTTCTCTGCCGCATCGGATGAATATGTTACTCTTTCTTTACTATCTGCAATCTGACCCGCCCATTTTAGAATAGGAGGGAACAATGAACTTACGTAATTAGCAGTAACATTAAGTGCCGCCTTGCCAAACGCATCACCATTCTCCGTACTTTCGGAGAAAGATTTTCCAATATCCTGAATATTCTGTAACATTGTCGTATCTACCATGGAGTTCCAATATCCACTAGCGATACTTTCGCACATATTCAGAGCATCTTTGAAGTAATTCTCGTTATCCTCATGCCCAGCCATTGCCGCTTTTACTGCATCTGAAATAGCAACACCGCCAAGGATTATCGATGAAGCCGGAGCAAAATCCGCAATATCGAAATGATGACCGCCAATGTTCAAGGAATAGTCCTGATAACCATAGATTGATTGCTTATACTGTTTGGCGTTGTAATCGTCATCATCATCCTTACCGGAGATAATACCAGCCATACCCATCATCGCACCAATAACAGCTAATTCAGAGCCAGCCATTCCCTTAGAAATGTTCGTAATATAATCGCTTGCGGAGATTTCTCCTCTCAATAGCTTTTTCTTCTGTGATGCTGCAACAGCAAACGAAACAGGAGAATATTCAATTCCTCTGCGTACAATGTTTGCTGGTGTCTTCATAAATGGCACTGTAACATCAAGTAACGCATCTCCAACTTTACTCGTTTTTCTCCATTCGTTAGCTTTATTAATCAAATAGTTGTTATCACGATATACAGCTTCTTGACCAACAACCTTTGCGCTATCAAGCATCTTAGAAATCGTTTTGAGCGATTCAGATTCAGACTTGCCATTTATTGACCATGTACCATCAGCGGCTTTAGACAATGTATATCCCTTATTCTTTAAATCCATAGCTAACGCTGTGGAAGTAGCCAACTGGAAATCACTTCTATCTTCGTTATCAAGACCAAAAGCACTCAGAATAGGAATAGCTTCATTGTTATTGAACTTCTTAGCTAAATAACCGCCCTCTTGAACGCTCTTAAAACCATTAGAGTTCACATCAATGAATTTATTGATTATATTAGGTGTTAAATTAGCAATTTTACTACCAATTCCAGTACCTTCTGAGAACATAGGTAATGCGGCTCTGCCTTGAAGAAGAGTATTTGCGGTATCTTTCTCCCACTTCGTACCCATATCAAGATAACCTGTCTTCTGTAAATGTTTAACGTATTCAAGAGCCATCTTCTTTTCTGCTCTGTTTACTTTTGCGGTCTTCAATTCTGATTCATCAATATATTTATTGACCGCATTGTTATAGGCAGAATTAGCAAATTTATATTCTCCTTTTTCATCGGTAAATGTAAACTTACCTGTTTCTTCATTGTACTTAACCTTACCGGCTTTCATCTGACTGATAAGTTCATTCTGAATAGCAACCTCTGCTCTTGAAGACAATGCGTGCTTATTAGGGTCTGATAATGAGAAAATACCGGATTTATCGGCAGTTCCAATATCTTTTTTATTAAGCAGCATATCAAGCGTATCACCAGTGAACCCTTTTTCCTTAAAGAACCTTTCACGTTTAGCGTAATTGTCTTTTCCAGTCAACTGTTCATTGTATTCCTTTATTGCTTGAGTAATGGCGTTTGTCCTACGGTTCAAATAGTTCATACCGTATTCTTCAATCTTATTCTGAATTTCTTCGGCTGGAATACCCGATTGTTTAGCCATGGATTCATAATCAGCATCAGTAAGATTAAGAGCATCATGGTGCATTACTTTATTCTTCAAAAGCTGTTCAATGACCATTTGATTAGCGTTCTTACTTGCGTTCATCGCCGCCATGAAGGTATTACCAACAATATTCTTTAAATGAGTTTTCGGATTTGCTAGCATGTGATAGAAACGAAGACTTCTAAATACCTCACCGGCAGTATATGGTGTGTCTTTCTGCACGCTTGATTTGAATTTTTCAAACACCTGTTCAGCACGTTCTTCATCACCATTATTTACTGCATCTTCATATTCAGCGAGAATGTCTTTGTAATACGATGGATTGTCTTTATGCTTAGAATCAAGATAATTTGAACCATTGTTCTGTTCAAGGAACTTCTTACCCTTACTCGTATTCTCTACGATGTATTTATTCATCGTATCAATATCTTTTTGGAGTTTTGCTCTACGCATTTCTCCACTCATGGTAAGGAAAGATTCTCTGAGCAGTTTAGATTCATTCAAAGCGACACCGGCAGTATTAGTATATGCACCAGCACCGAGCGCAATATTCTTAGCCATAAAGTCATAGGTATTAACAACCTTAAGCAAAGATTTCATTTCAGGTGTAATGTTCGCATCAGTATTATGAGATTCCATATACTTCTTCACTTGATATAATGTTTTGCCATCAAAATCAGTACGATTTTTCAGCATTGAAACTAAGGTGTTAGTAAATGTCCGTGAATTATCATTACATCTACTTAATACAGCAGATGCAAACGTAATATCTCCTCTTGTAATGCTCTTGGCAGAAACATTATTAGTTTCCGGGTCAGCATCAAAATTCTTCATTACTTCGTTATACGCACCTGTCAGCCCATAGGTATCAATAAGACCAAACATTCTGTCTTGATTTTCTAACAGATGGTACGTTTCTTTTGTTACTGCACCGTTTTCTGATTTCACAAGTTTATTAATCTGCCGTTTAACATCTTCCGGAAGATTTAGTTCACTAGCCTCTTGCAACGTCTTATTTAGGTGATAGTCTTCCAGTTCGGTAGCACCATTAGTTTTAGGACTTAAATTCTTATTGGTAATTTGACTATTCCCGTCGCTCTTCTCATAAGCCTCTTTAAGATGCTTTTCAATGAGTGATTCACGGGTCATTTCCTTTTCGACTGGTTCGGTTGCTACAATCCCATCAACGAACGCATTTACATCAATCTTACTGTCTGAGTTCTTACTAGCCTGTGCAACCTTTTCAGCAGCTTGAGTAATCGCATCTTGTGGTGTAGAAGGTTCTGCGTTCTGCTTCATACTATCAATAACAGAGCCAAGGTTTTCAATAACTAACTTGCTCTGCTTTTTACGCTTTAATCCTTCCGTATTATTCAGAACCATGTTGGCTAACTGTTTAGAGTTATCGACAAACGATTTTACATTATCGATGCTTTCTTCCTTTGCCTTTTTGATAGCATTATCCATGTTACTTACTTCTTCGGTATTCACAGGAATATTACTGATTTCAGGATTGATATTAGATTTTAACTTTGCTTTAGTATCTGTTTCGAGATTCTTTACAGCATCTTCAAGACTAAGTTTAATATCCGTTTTAGCTGTATCAATCTTTTTTGATACCTGTTCTTTAATTACTTCTTTTTCAGTCTTTTCTATTGGCTTACTAACTTGTTTAACCGGTTCTTCTTTTACTGTTTCGGGTTCAACTTTAGTTACTGGTTTTTCTTCAACTTGTATTGGTTCGGATTTTATATCCCGACTATTCCAAGCATCTTCTAATTTTGAATCTCTAAACGAAGCGTTGTCTGGATTGATAGTAGATGTTCCTGTAATCGCTTTTTCTTTGTTCAATCCAGTTAAGTCAGTTTCTCCGGTTTTGTTGATAGTAATGTAATTTCTACCTTTTGAATCTACGCCAATTTTTTTAATTGTTCCATATACCGCATTTGCACCGGTGGCAGTTTGCTTTGTATATGAAATTTCATCACCAACAGCATATTTTGTGTTTCTTGATTTAATATCTTCCGGTGTAATTGATTTAACAGTTGGTGCAACGTCATTTACTGTTTCTACGGATGGTTCTACTTTGCTTTCTACATTAGGATTCAGAATGGAAACAATATCTTTTGAAAGCGTACTAGGAGAATTAGTCTTTAAAGACCTTCTGATTTCTGACAATACGTTCATATAGGTATTTGTCTTCTTGCCATTCTTAGCGTTAAGGTCTGATTGTAACTTAGCGTATTCGGTATCTGCCATTTTTGCCAGTTTATCAGCCTTAGACTTCATCATACCGTTATCCGTTAAATACTTAGAAAGATTCGTCACATTTTCGTTTCCTTCAACGACTGGTTTATCAACTGTTTCAGAATTGCTTTCTTTCGGATTATACGATTTATAAAATTCAGCGCTCCGCATGGTCTTAGGTTTTTCTAATCCCTTTGTATCGCCATTAGATTCACCAAGTAAATAAACAAGTTCCTTTTCTCTATTTCCATATAACGGTGTTTTTCCGTATGAATCACGCAATTCACCAATAATGTTTTTGACTTTAGGAGAATAAGAATCTTCCGTATTATTTACAAGAGCATCTAAATCTTTCCCTTTGAATCCAGCCTCAGAGAAATAATTTGTTCTGTTATCTGCTGTATCATCTTCACCAACATGAGTTTTCTTATATTCATCAAAAGACTTGCTCATATTCTTTGATTTTACACTCGTGTCGTTTGTCTCTCCCGACATAAAATCATTAACATCTGAATAACTGTTATAGATATTAGAAAGTTTATCTGCATAAACATCAGCATCTTCCGCAGTCATTCCTAACTTAGTCAATAATCCTGTAATTTGTGGCTTTACTTGTGCCTTTACATCATCATTGATATATGTTTCTTCAACTTTCGGTGCAGATGCGTTATTAATTGCTTTACGCAGAATATTGATTGTTGAATTTGTAACGTTACTGTCTCCATTACCCCAATTCTTTAATGTTTGGAGCATATATTTAGCGAATGGAAGGTTTTTATCAGCGACTTGCTGGATAGCTTGTGGATTGTTTAAAAGCGAGCCTGTCAGAACGGCAGTCCTCTCCCTTAACTTTGCCGCATCATCAAGTGATGTACTGGAATCAATGCTACTAAGTACATTTGCTTTATCTTGGAACATGCCGCTTTTATACATTTCATCTAATGCGCTTGTGAGTTTAGCATACTGCGGTGAGTTCTCGGTTGTATGAACAAATTCATGTGAAATCATAGACTGTAAAGAGTTCTGTGAATTGACATTTACATAGATAACACCATTTGGCTTGATACAAGCATCGACATCAACGCCCGAATCTGTTGTAATAGGTGTCTTTGTGAAGATAACAGGCGTTTCCATCTTGTTTGATAATTTAGCGAAATCACGAGCCGTCTTTGCATCTGCGCCGGCAAACTCTTGGAGATTCATAACTATATTAGTGAAATTTGCTTTCTGAGCAGTCTGCTTATAGTCTCCGTTCTCTTGCTTCAATGGATTATCGATTAAATCTGCAAGATTACCTTTTGCTAACGCTTCATCGAACTTGGCTTCATTCAAGTGACCGTTATTATCATAGTATTTAGCAGAAATAGGCGTTAAAACACCGCCAATTCCATCTTGACCGTTACATACTTGGCTTATATTTTGTACGGCTACTGCTGCCTGTTCTGCCGTTGCGTTTCCGTTCTTATAAGCATCATAAAGATGTGTTGACATTGATAATACTTTCTTATCGTTTTTGTGTTCCAGATAAGTAACAGTCTCATTAATCAAAGACTTGCGATAATTTGAATCTAAAAAATGAGGAGACGAACTGACAATAGCGGAAAGAGAACCCATTGCTCCCTGTTTAGCTAAATCAACATAGAAATCTCCACTTGTAAAAGTCTTTGCAATATTCTGACCGGCTTCTTGTAACGAATTAGCATTAAGGATTTGGTCTGTGAATGGGTCAGCAAGACCACCCGCAATTTCTTCTAATCCTTCTTCTGCAAATTGATTAAGACCCATCTTCATACCGGGCACTACATTATCCATTTTTTCAGTGAGTACTTCTGTCGCCGCTTTTGCACCGGCATAAGCATTAGCCCGTAAATAATCTTCGTTAGATAAATTACCGTCTGCACCTAACTGATTGAAAGCCTTGTTCGATTCGTTACCATATACTGATGCTCCCATTAATCCTAAACCGATGTTACCGGCTGCCTCTGAGCCGCCTGTCGCAACGCCTAAGATTGTCTGAGGTAACATTTGACCGGTTGTCTTTGCTAAATCACCGATAACTGTACCTGCAAATTGGTTATTGTTATCTAATGCAGTTTGTACTTGGCTGTCATCAGCATCACTAGCAAACTGACCAAATTTTTTTGCTAAATCTTCATTACCAGCGATATGTGCGGCTGTTCTGCCAACGTTACCAACACCGGCTACCGTACCATTAATAGCGCTTGAAATACCGGCAGAATAACTTCTTGCTAAATCTGATGCTCCCTTAAGTACAACAGAGTGGTCTAATACGTCCTGATATTCTGCGTTCTTACGGTTAGATTCATCAATCTTTTTCTGAGCCTGTTTAAGCGTTTCTGAGTAAGTTTCTGTGGATTCCTTACGCTCTGCTTCACCAGCATTTTTACCCGTTGCAATCGCCTTTAAACCAGCACCAGCGGCTTTATAAACTTCATCAGTCGCATGGTCTCCGGTTGTGGTGGTAACAATAGAAGGAGCAGATGACTTAGCACTATAATTTGGGTTCGTCTTCTGCTCCGCTACTGCTTTGATTGTATTCTGGCTATTTTGATAATTCTTGTTCGCATTGTATGCAATATTCTTGCCCATCTGAGAAACTGTATTCTTGATGGCATTACCTGAATTTCTATACATTTGAGCAGAATTATCTGTGTATGTGTGATTACCTGTGGAGGTAGTGACAGTTGCTTGTACGTTCTGTGGTACATAGTCGCTTGGAACGTTGTTTACAGGCTGTGGTGCATTAATTGAAGCCTGTGTCGCATCTGTGGTCTGCTGTGCATTTTCTACGTTCTTCTTTAAGTTCTGTGCAAAGAAATTCGCAATATCATCCAACCAACTCATGTCAATACCTCCTTATGATTATGACTGACTGTTATACGCCTTTAGTAACTTTGTATATGTATCTTCTTGCTGTTGTTTCTTCAATGCGGCGGCTAATGCTGATTCATTTGCTGTCGTATTCGTTGAATTAAATCCGTTTGTGTTAAGACCGTTTGTAAGAGTAGATAATGCCTGTTGGTAATAGTTTGAATTACTTGGTGAATATCCCGAATATGTCGATGCAACTACATTCTGCAAAGCTGTATTGAAATCATTCAATCCGTTGACTTCGTTATCTGCTTTCTGCTTACTTGCAGTTGCTAATACAGAATTGATTGAATTAGCGATGTTATCCAATTCTGCCTGACGTTTCAGTAAAATATCATTCTGATTATTGCCATACGTTGTATTCAGCGATAAATTCTCCATCCGTCCTAAGCCGGAATCGAGATTACCTCTGTTAGCCAATGATTCTCTCTGATTGATTCTTGACTGGTACTGCCGCACTGAGTTCTGATTCAATAACTTCTGATAGTCGTTATTTACATCTGTCTTAGAATTATTGTATTTATCTACCTGTGCCTGTGCTGACTGGTCGATAGCAGAGTTAGCAGAACTGATAGCGTTCTTACGTGCTTCAATCTGCGCCCGTAATGCCGCCGCCTGTGCCTCTGCCTGTCTCTGTGCCTCTTCTCTTGCCGCTTGTTCTGCCGCCGCCTGTTGAGCCGCCGCAATAGCTGCCGAGTTGTCATAATTTGAGGAATCATCTTGTGCTGCTTGATAATCTGCGGTTACTTCCGGGTCAACCGTTTCACCGTCATATCTGCTTGCCTGAATACCGTTCGGGTTTGTGTACCAATCGTAATCCTGTGCAGAATCTCTAGTATTCATAATTACTTACCTCCTTTAACCGTTTTTAATGCGTTCTTGATAGCCAGTAATTTACTGTATCTATCATTTTTGTTATTTACATATTTCTGCTCGTACTGTGCTGTGTTATTAGACAATGAATTTGCGACATTCTGATTACTATTTGTTGCCGCTTGCTTTTGTGCTTGTAACTGTTTCCACCGTCTATTTGAAGCACTTCCTTTAGTATTAGAGCGCTGTTCCTGTCTTGCACTCTCTGAATCTAAATCTTCGTATTTGCTCATAATTAGCAACCTCTACCGCCTTTACCACCTTTGGACTTCTTCTTACCTTTGCAAGCCATGTTATTCTCCTTTCTACGAGAAAAAAAGGGAGATTACTCTCCCTCAACCTCTGTTGGTTCTACTTCTGGAATACCCTTAATTGAAATTAAGATAGATGCTAATGTTGCTACACCGGAAACGCTTAATGCGTTCATCCAATCAATACTGCCGAATGTAGCACCAGATACCAAGAAACCAAGCATTACTTCTGCGAATGTTTTTACTGCTCTAATCAATGCTGCTTTAAACCAATTAATCCAATAATTTTTGTCTTTCATTTTATTTTCTCCTTTAACTCGGCTACTGCCGGTTTCAAATCTTCATAAATTGCTGTGTAATCGTTAGTTAAATGTTCTTCTGCTTTTGTCAATCGAATATCAAGACCAGTAATATTAATCTGCTGTGAGTTCATCTGTAATTTAAAAGCATCAATATCCCGTCTTAATCCACGGATTGATTCAAGCATTTCACCTGTCTGTTTGGCGTTCTCAATGTTTCCTTTATTTACTGCGTTATTGATGGCAAGAACATTTACTACTACGCCTATACCACCAATAACTAAGGAAATGATTGCAGTTACAATTAATGGATTATCCATTAGCGTTCCTTCTTTCTACTCATACCATCCAACGCCCTCTAATTGCCATCCGTTGCCAATGCACGTTGTTACTTCATCCGTTGAACCAGTGAATAGATGTTCTCCATCGTTCGGATTATAAATCCGATAGATTGGCTTGCCTTTATCTTTGCTCATAAATCCATCATCTTCTAATTGCCAGCCACTACTTAACAATGAATCCTTTTCACTTTCTGAAATAGAATACATGTGCTGACCGTTATTCGGATTGTAGAAACGGTGAACAGGAATATTGCCGTCAGAGATAAAAGCAACTTCTTCATAAATCCATCCATTGCCTCGTGTATTAACGGCTTCATTATAATTAGCAGTATAGAAATGCTGATTGTTGTTAGGGTTATATAAACGATATACAGCGTTATTGACCTTTTCAATTCCTGTATCTTCTTCAATGAATGGATTATAAATAAATCCCATAAATGGATGATACGGAATGTTTAAATCATTCTTATCCAACTGTGTCAAGAAGAAACGTGTACCGCCATAATTACTCTGAGAAATTGTAATTGTATCTCCATCAATCGCTTCAACTACTCCAACGTGACCATAACCATTTGACCAGCAGATGACAGCACCTAGCTTTGGCTCATTACCTGTTTCGTATGATGTGCTATTAAACCAATCAACGGCATTGCATTGTGGCATTTCACATTGATTATCAGATAATTCTCTTGAACGACCATTCGCATATCCTACGCAATTAGGAATACAATAGCCATCTTCAATTTCAATGCATGGATTGTTACCGCCTGCATTGGTAGAAATATAATATTGGTTATCATCACTTGGCTCTGTGAATCTTGGACTAAACTTAGTCATGTTTAGCACCTACATCTTTCAAAACTGGAATAATAACTTTGATGTTCTTTTCCAAGTCATCATCTTTTGAATTTTTTAAATCTTCTAACGTCTGTTGTTCCATTTCTATTCCTCTTTTCTATTTACTAAAAAAGGTCATCTCCCATTTAAGGGAAACGACCTATGTCGTAATTCTTTATTTGAATAATGGTGAAACAAAGCTTAATACAAAATCATAATTTGCAGGGAATCCATTTGAATTTCTTATTCTAATTTTTTTATTATCGTATGCATTGGCTATAAAAATATAGCCACCACTATATGATGTTCCATCGCCATATCCCTTTTTTAAATTGCCATCAGATATTGTAATGTCTATATCATTTTGAGAAGACATTTCGGTTTTACATAATACTGCGAACGAATAGAATTGTGTATTGCCAACAATTACTCTTTTGGCAGAAGTAAGAGTTACACTACCAGAACTAGTTGAAACCGAGCACTTTGATAAAATATCTTCTTCATTTGAAACACTCATAGCTTTTCCACTTACAGGCAATAGATTGTTCTCCAATGTCTGTGCTACTTTTCTTCCATGACCTTTGTTCAGCATGGTGTCACCACCATTCTGTTAATTAGGGAAGTAGTAACCCCCCCCCGAATATTTTTCATACTCATTTTTTGTCCCTCCTTTTTTATGCTGTAAAGAACACAACCAATCCTGTTCTCCATGTAGAAGCAGATGGTGTATCATTTAAAACAACATTTCCATTCGCATCAACATAACCTTCCTCAATACTTCCAGTATTCGGATTTCTTAAAGAGCATTCAGTTCTGAATACAGGTTTGTATGGGAGTTTGAAAATAATATTAGTTGCGGTATTGACTACTCCATGAATAGAAACAATGATTAAATTTCCACATTTGTAAGCACAAAAACCTTCCTGCGGTGAAAAATT